ATTTGATCTTCGTTAGATGCATCTTTTTTAAATGCTCGAGCCTTAATAGTTGTTTCCCTATCTTGTTTACGTTTAGTCGGTGAAGCAGCCTTTTTAGCAGGCATCTTCTTTGCAGGGATTTTAGCGCGCTTTTTAGCACCACTTTTAATTCCCTGCTTGAGTCTACGGAACTCGTCTACAAATTTTACCAAGTTAGGGTCAGATACCACGTTGATTAGGGCCTCCGGTAGACCTTCTTCCAGTGCAAATTCTCGCACAGATTGCTGTATAGACTCATCCCAATCAGGAATTATGTCTGCAATGGTATCGTTAAAATGTTTGACTGACTCAGTAAACCTCTGTTGTTGTAGCTGTTCTTTCTGTTGAGTTACTTGCACAGATAGAGTTTCCCTCTTATTGCGAGCAGCCCAGTACTCAGATTGAGCCTTGGTCTGTTCCTGTGATAGCTCACCAATTTCGTAAGTATCTCCTTCTCTTTTTGCTGTTTCTAGCTTTTGAGAAATCTCGTGATACTTTTTCTGGTGATTCATTTCTTCAGTATAAACTTCATTTGCTACAATACTTGCTAAAGCTTCTATTTCACCTAGTTTTTGGGAACGCTCTTGTTCTAGTGTTTTACGAGCCTCTCCAATTTCACGACCTTGTTTACTAAGATGTTGTTTGGTAGCAGAACCAGCAATCCAGTCTGACAGCGGTAGAGTTATCTCTTCACCATCAATTTTATGGGTCACCATAATGTCTTCTAAGTCATCCAGTGAGTAAGTTTCGATTTCGGTAGCCGCAGCATCTCCTTCTTCCTTATCACTTTCTTCCTCTTCTTCATCATCTGGTTCAACATCATCTTCATATTCGGCAGCGTCTACAGGGTTTTCAAGGTCTTCATCTGTTCCTGTGTCTTCTGAGTCCGTTAGTTCAGCCTCGGGTTGAGATTCTTCAGGGAAAGGAACTACGCCAGCTTCCTGGAGTATTTCCGATTTACTAAGAATGTCTGCGAGCATCTGATCTTCAGAACTGCTGGTTTCCAATACGTCATCCGTTTGGGTAGAGCTATTATCTTCAGCCATTATTCATTTACCTCCGCTTTAGTAAGATAGGGGTTGTCTTTCCCAAAGTTGGGATTACCTCTTTTCTTCTTAGGAGTATCTTCGTCAAGCAGACTAATCAAGGCTGATCGATATTCGACCAAGCCCCGTACTGTGTTGGCGTCGCCTCGAATGCGACTTGCCCCACTAATATCTGCTGTATGTTGGTTAATATAGTAGTCAATCGATTTTTCGATGTTACTCACTACTGTACTTATTGATTCTTTGCTGCTTCTAATCATTGTTGTTTTCCTCACCCAGCGATTCCATAATAGGAATGTTGCGGCCTTTAGTTTCTATACTAATTAACTTTTCTTTAACGCTACCTAGCGCCATTGAGCAAGCATATAGATGTTCTCGGCTTTTGCTTTCATGAGGTTCTGTTTTCAGCCACTCTAAAAAGAAATCTACTAAGATATCTCCGTAGGCTGAATCAAAGAAGCTGTTGCGAGTGTGTGCAGCAAACTCTGCTTCTTGTAGTGCGATCTGTGATAGACGGTCTGGATGCACTTTCTTAGTCATCCTCTTCTCGCCTGATTCTCTGTACTTTTCCATAATTTACCTTGTAAACACGTCATCCTTTCGGGTAGAGGTGTGGGTAGAAGAGGGGGCTACTGCCCACCTCCTCCGATAGCTTGTTGTAGTAATTGAATTGCCTGAGCAGGATCAATTCCTAATTTTTTCACCATAGCGTCCAGTGATTCTTCTTCGTTACCTGACGGTGCCGCCTCAATAGATTTAACTATCTCAGAGGCTTTCATCATTATCTCGTCCATGTTTCCAGGAACAGGTAAATGCTCAGGAGGAACTTCTGCTTTAATAGCATCAGTCTTGAGCTTAGCCCATTCTTGGCTGTGACGATCCAATGCAATAGCTGTTTGCCTAACGTTATCTTGTAGAGAATTATCTGCTTGCACCTTAGTATAAACTGAGTTGGCCTCAGCTTGTTTAGCCTTAGATTCTTCAACACGTCTGTTAATCCCTTTAATTTTCTCTTCCTCTTCAGCAGCAGTCTTTTGCAAACCTTCTGCCTCCTTTAAAAACTCTTCTGTTGTATGATCACGAAGATAGTTTTCAGGTCTTAGGTCGAGGGTATTAAGCAAATCAAACGCAATGGTAGCAATTGCATCTGGCTTAATCATACTACCTGCCCCTGCTTCCTTAAGCATAGGCACTAGCTGAGAGGCAACCAACATTAACTTATCACGCTTGTTAGCATTAGAGTTTTCACCCAGATTTACATCCACTTCAAGTTCAATACACTCAGGTAAGTTCTTCAAGTCTACGTTAAGGATTTCTCCCCTACGATCTGACATGATAGTAACTTCATCCATGTTATCCCGGATAGTTTTAAATACACCATCACAGAGACGCTTGAATCCACCCTCCGCAAACTTACGGGCAATGTGCTGTATACGTTTCTGGCTGGCATTCATTACCTGGCTCAGTTTCATTTCACTGTTGCCTGAAACATATAACTCGTCGTTAAGACCTTGTGCGGCCTTAGACATACCTGTAGCTTGTTCTTTGTGTACCTGCAAGTGTTGTAGCAGAGGAACTGTGCCTGCACTAATTGGGCTTGGAGGTAGATCAGCCACTGCGCCCTGAGGATTACCGTTTGTAGGAATAATCTGCTTGGGACGTAGGTTCTGTAAAGCAGAAAAATCTACTACGTTAGGGTCTGCTAGTTTTGGAGAATAGTTAGTTAGATAGGTATTCTCTACAAAACCACGCAGGATAGCGGTAGAAGTCAAGGTAGTGGAACGGGTCATGTCTGCCACAGAAAGACCAAAGAACTCATAAGGAATTTCAAAGGGGCTTAGGGAAGCAAGGGGCACGTAGCTACAGTCTTCTTCGTGCAAGATAATATCACCTGCTACAATGAAGTGCTTTAGCTCGGCAATACCATCACCATCCCTGTCTACTTCGATCCAGCACTCAGTTACTGCCACGTTACGGTTAGCTTCAAGAGCATCATCTGATTCAGACATACCCTGCCAGTAAGACTGACCTGTAACCCGCTTACGTACTGCTACGTCATGTGAGTACACAGTAGAGTCTTCGCTGGCAGTAGGGAGTACTGACCAGTCTTCCATCCCGTCTGCAATGTCAGGATACATTTTACGAATGTCTGATCGTGACATTTCTACTTGAATACCTACAAAGCCCGCAGTTTCAATGCTGCTTGCATCCCGGGAAATCAAGAAGTTTTCTGGTGGAACATTTTCTATTTTAACTCGAGACATGTCTGCAGTTCTTTTGAGACGTACATCTTCGTAGGTATTTGTAGCAGGATTAAAGTTTAACTCACCCACCACTTCTACTTCTTTATCAGACAGTTTGAGGTCAAGAGCTTCTTCTGTGAGAGACTCATACTCTTCAAACTTGGTAGACTTATCTTCAACAAAGTCCCAGCGTATAACTGAGTTTTTCCAGAGCAAAGCAGACTTCACCCAGGTGTTCATCAGTTCCCAGCCGTTGTTCTTTTTAAAGATAGTGTAGTTTACCAGGTCAGAAGCATCGTTAGCTGCAGCGATAGCGGCTGGAGATGCTGACCAGGATTTAAACTTTGCCAACCTGTTATTGTTAAACATAAGTTCTGAAATAATTGCAAGGTAGGCCTCCACTGTTTCGGTAGTATCTGAGGATACAATCTTAGAAACCCCGTTAGGGCTAAGGTGTCCTGCAGGAAGTCCAGCATACTCGTAGGTAGACTGTAGTCTATCGTTTGCTAACTCAGAAGAGTTTAAGAAATCACCTACAGAGTTAGATACTCCGCTGGCAACCAAATTTACTAGCTGTTCGTCAGTTACTTTTTCACGGTAACCTGTCATATAATCGCCCATATAGGCCTCCTATCTATCTATCACCCACATGGGTATAAAATCTTGTCGGGGTTTTTGAACCAAAGGTACCCCGGAACCTTAAGAACAGCATGAGGTTCAGCTGTGTAGTCCGTCTTTCCCCTCTTTCCGCCATTCTTCGCGGTGAGCACGGACAAGTTCAGGCTCCTTAACTTTAGCCTTCTTGGCAGAAGTTCTGGAGGTGGTAACTGAGTTTTTTGATTTAAGAGTTGGATCCCATACTTTACCGCTCTTTTGTTTTACGCCCTTTGACGCCCGGTATACAGACATGGTTATCCTCCTAAATCTTTTTTAAGTTGAGCTAGTTCCTCGAGTTCTTCTACACTGAGATCCGCACTAGTTCTCTCCGTAGTAATGGATTCTACTCGTGTTTTCTTAGGTGCTTTATACTCGCCCAGCTCTTTAGCAATTTTAAAAGCCTCTTCTCTGTCGCCTTCTTCCATTGCCTCATGCATAAGTAATTTC